GGAACTTTACAAATGGCAATAGGTAATAATTCAAACTTAGATGATATACTTGACCACCTCCATTAATAAATATATAAAACTATTTGAAAATTCTCAAGGGTAATAAAAAAACCCCACCGAAGTGGGGTTGTAATTTAATCTTCATTTTGAAAGTCACTTAACAAATCTACCTTTTCTTTTAAGGTTTTAAATGTCTCCCATTCTTCTTCACTTTGTTCACCGTAATGGTCTGAACTTACGTCTACACATAACCATAGGATGTGTAGTTCTTCTTCTGTTAACTGTAATGTTTTCATAACTGTTTGTTTTAAATTGTTTATACAAATATAAATATTATATTCTAATAAAAAAAATAATTTTACAAAAAAAAAGGGAACCCACACCAAGGTCCCCAATTTTGTATATATAGAATGGAAAAAAAATTATTGTTCGGGGAATTTCTCTCTGATAAACTTATCAATGTTATCTACCCTGTTACCAAGTTCTTTGGACCATCCGTTCTGACAGTAGTCCACAATCACGTTGGTGATACCCATAATTTCTTTTATTGTTAATGGACAACCGATTGTACGTTGGTAATCCTGAACGAATTTAAGACTTGATTGTCTAACAATACTGTCTTGTGTTGTTGATTTGTAATCTGACATTTGCTTCCTTTTTTAAATGTTTAATAATTATTATAGTACTAATATACTATAAATATCTGAGTTTACAAAATAATTTGATATTTTTTTTTGGGTTTGGAACTTTCCAAAAAAATCCGTATATTTATTAATGTAGGTCATCTGACAGGAAAAAGGATGACTATTCGCCCTGAGGTAGCCAGATAGACACGTTAATAATATTCCGTGCATCAGTAAGGGTCTTAATGGTGGAGTAAACTGTGGGATTGAGATAACATCCAAACATAACGGTTGAGGCGTACCATCTACAAAAAAGGTCAATAACTCGTAATTCAAGTATGGGGCAATTGTTGAGGTTCACATATTAACATAGACTGGCTTGAAGAAGATTATTGGGTGTGTAGAAACAGGTGTAAAAACCCATAGGAGGAAGAATTGTGCCCATACAAAAGTAACAAAATATTTGGAAATTATATAAAAAATACTTATATTAGTTATATAAATTGAATAGATATGAATAGAAATAAAGAAAAAAAAATGGTTGGAGGAATACATCTACAACATACCAGCAGATTTATTAATGAATTAAATTCTGTTAAACCAAATAAAGAAATAGTAGCATTTAGATTTAGTGATGAAATTTGGTTAATAGGAAAATACAAAGGATTGAAGTTATCTCAAACACCAGCAAGCTACATAAAATGGGCAATAGAAAATATGAGATTATCTTCAACAAGTTTATCAGTATTGAAAAATTATTGCAACTAACTATATATTTATATATATGAATATTGAATTAAATAAGAAATGGATTTTAGGTTGCTACAAACATTACATCAATAATGTTGAAGTAGATACTCAATATTGGAATAAATGGATGCTTGGTTGCATTAATAAATTTAAAGAAAATGAAAGTAGATATAATACCTCAACGGAGAAATGGTGCTCTGACCTTGAAAGAATTTTATTCTCTCTCAACAGAACAATCTAATACCTATATTCTGCAACTATTTGAAGTACCAGCAGAACAAAGAACAGATATTGATAAGTTTATTTTGAAGTATTTTAACCTCAAGCCGGTGCAAACAATTGAAGAATATTTTATTGATTTTTAAAATAAAATAGTTTTTTCTAAGATATAAAGTATTTATTGGTATAAAGGAAGCCAATGAATACAATAGAAATGAATAACGACCACCGCTACGATGTAGATTTATCGTTAGCCGGTGTAAAAGTTGATGATAATAATTTATTCTCAACAAAAGAAAAAAGTAGTGTAGATGCATTAAATAAAGTACTCTCAACTACTGTTGAATTAAAATCCAACGATAACGCAATATATAATTTGTTTATAGAATTTAATTGCACCAAAAGGGATGGAATAACTTACCCAAGTGGTATTGCAACAACAGAGGCACAAATCTGGCGCATCAATGTTGGTGAGTTAGTATTTGAGTTTCCAACTCACTTCTTGAAGTGGGTACATCTCAACAGAGTTGCACTTGAAATTAAAGAAAGTCCAATCGTTAATGTAACTGATTTACAGGTAACAGGGATGTTGGTACCAGCATCCGATATTCTTAACCTATATCACCAATACAAAAAATCAGAAGATTATAGAAAATATAGAATAAAAAATTTGAATTTGTGGAAATAATTGCATATATTTATTGTATAAATTATTCAATATAATTTCACTATCCCGCTAAGGTTCGCTTCCATAACCTGGCGGGATTTTTATTTTAATCTGGCGTTTGCTCAAAATCAAAGTATTTATATATATGACGTGTAACGTATGTAAACAGGATAAGGAATTAAATCAATTCCAAACATATTGGCACTCTACTCAACAGAAGATGCGAACAAGGAAGCAATGCACAGAATGTCTATATCAACTTAAGTTGAAACGTAAGGACCCTAATAAGTTCTATCAGAACAATCCCAACTATAAGAAATGTAATACTTGTAATGATTGGAAAGAAATTTCTAATTACTATCAAACAACAACAGGTAGAATATATTCCAATAGATGTATAGTTTGTACCAAGAAACAGGATGCAAGTAAAAGGGAAGAAAAATTAATTAATAATTGTGGTGGAGAAAAAGTACCACCTCAACCAAATAGATATACCGATAAGTATCAAAAACAATGTACGTTTGAAATGTTGGAAACACTTGGTTATACATTTGATGAACCAACAGGTATATGGGTTAAGGCTGGTTATAAAGAGATTAAAGATGGTAAACCATACTTCCCAACAATAAAAGGTTGTGTAACATCAAGAAATAGAATTGTACCAACCAAATTTGACAAGATAATTATACTAAGGGAACAGGGACTTTCATATGAAAAGATTGCGGAGGAATTAGGAATAAGTGATACTACCGTATACAAACAAATTAAAAAATGGAAAAGTCAGTCAAAATAGGTGAATTAGAAATACCAACAGATTATTGGACATTAGACCCTCAGAATAAAAGAGAGTTGTGTTTAACCATAGTTGATGCAATTATAACACTACTTGATAAACTTGTTAATCCCGAATACAATAGAATTACCCTTTTAAATACAATATTGGAAAGTTCTATTCAGACAAACGAAAAGGAAGAAAATTATGAGATTTGTCAGGTATTAAAAGATATTAAACAAATCATCAATGAATAAAGAGATAGAAAAATATATCACAACAAATTACTACGAACTATTAAAAATTGCTAAGAAGATAACAAAGAACCACGATTTAACACAGGACTTATTACACGAGGTTATCTTGCAACTATACAACAAAGAGAACATAGTACTACGAGAGTACTGTGACGAACAGATTAAGTATTACATTGTATCTGTCATCAGAATTAACTGGCACTCACAAACATCACCATTCTATTATAAGATAAGAAAAGAAAGTAGCAAGTACACCAACATAGATGAGATATATAACCTTGCTGATGATACACAGTTAGAGTTTGAAAAACAACAATTATTTGATATATTAGAAGAGAGTTGGACCGAACTTGATTGGTTCCGTAAATCACTATTTGAAATGTATATGACACTTGGTTCAATGAAGAAGGTATCAAAACAAACAAGAATACCTGTGTCATCAATAAGTAGATACCTACGTGAAAGCAAAGACCTGATAAAATTAAACATAACAATTAGAACAAATGAATAGAGAGATTAAAGGGATTATTCACAACGAAGACCCATCAATCCATTGGGGTTTCTTGCCAGTAGATGGTGAGACCATTCTTGATTTAGGATGTGGTATTAACAATAATGAATTTGCACCAACACCTTTGTATTGGATACAGAAGAATGCAAAGATGGTATATGGTGTTGACCCTGGCCAACCATCTTATGATTGGTTTAAACAAAATCTAAACCTCAAGAACTTTATTAATATAATGGATTGGGTTGACCGTACAGAAAAGTTTGAACTGTATATGAAAGCAACCAAACCAAGTGTAATGAAGATTGATGTGGAAGGTAGTGAGATTTTTATGAATGCAATCAAACCTGAGTGTCTTGATGGTATTAGACATATTGGTATTGAATATCATAACCTCGCTTGTTTATTATCCTGTGAACATCTGTTAAAAGATAATGGGTATGAACTATATTATTATAAGTTTGACCATTTGGATATTGACCATCAAGGTGTGTTGCACGCACATAAACGTAATGTAATAACAAAGAAAGCAAATGGGATGTAATTGTAAAAAGAATGTCAGACAAGAACCAAAAGTCATAACATCAGAACCAACGCCTACACCATCACCAATAAAAGTTCCACAGACACCTGAAGAGTTACACGCACAGGAAATGAATGAATGGAACGGAGGAATTAAACAAGAAACAAATGATTAGTTATATCGGTGGTAAAGCACATATTGGTAAGTGGATTAAAGAATTTATCCCAACGGATATAGAAACCTACGTAGAACCATTTTCAGGTATGTTTTGGGTCTTCTTTAATATGGACCTAAGTAAGTATCCAAATCTAAATACGGTGGTCTACAATGACTTTAATGAGTTAAATTATAATCTTCTACATTGGGTTAAGGTTCCTGATGTATTTCATAGAGAACTATCCAAGTATCCGTGTCAACAATTAAATGTAACCAACACTCCAAAAGAGTACGAACAAATGTTCAATGAGTATCAGAAAGAGTTATTTGACCCTGAGTTTAAGATTACACCAGCAAATTCATTATCATCAGCGTGTAAGTATGCATACGTATTAACACAAGTATTCAGTGGAAGTAAACCTGAGACAGCAAAGTATATGGATTATAAAGGTAAATACAAATGTAAACTACTTGTCTTTATGGATAAGTTAAAGAACCTAAAGTACATTGAACACTTCAAGAAGATAACCTTCATTGAGAATATGGACTTTGAAGATGTAATAAAGAAATACGATGGGCCAAAAACTTATTTCTATACGGACCCACCATATTGGAAAACCGAAAACTATTACTCAAACCACGACTTTGACAGGGAAGACCACGAAAGATTAGCCGGTGTGTTAAAGACTATCCAAGGTAAATTCAGTCTGTCATATTACGATTTTCCACTATTATCTGAATGGTTACCAAGGAATGAATATAAATGGTATTACAAAGAGTTTACCAAAGCAGCCTCAACAAAGAAACTAAAGAATAAAGGAATTGAAATTCTAATTAACAATTTTTAATATTTATATATATGGGATGTACAACTTGTAAAAAGAAAAAGGTAGTTACCAAATTAGAACCTGTGATTGAAGAGACAATATCATTCAATCCCGAACAGGTTAAACTCGCATACAGTTTGCTGAGTGGTATTAAAGAAGAAGAAAGACCATTCGTAAACGATGTATATAAATCTATTTTCAATGAAGCATTTGATTGGGGATGTAAAGCGTGTGTAAATACACAAGCAAGAAAACTCAAGTCATACATTGAGAATGAATTAAAATTAACAATATAATGGAAAAAGAAAATAATAAAGGTAGAAAGACTAACGTAGCGTCATACGAAGAACGTATACCCGAAGCAATGGAAATGATTTTATATGAAAAACTCTCGTACACAGAATTTAGAGAAAAAGGGTCAAAAAAGTGGGGAATTACAGAACGTATGGCTGAGAATGTTTGGAAAGACTGTAAAGATAGATTGCAAAAGAGATTTGACGAAAAGACGGAAGAGATTATCTCCGAACAGTTATCAAGGTATTTTGACCTGTTACATAGGGCCAGGACTGACAACAATAAGAGGGTGGAACGTGAGACGTTAGCCGACATTAATAAACTATACGGATTAGAACAAAGAAAGATTGATATAACATCTAATGGTGAACCCATATCAATTAATATTAATCTAACGGATTAAATTTTTTTATATATAATCCCCGTAAAATTTCGTTTTTGACATAGATAGAGATATGAAAATAGAATTTATAATACCAACTTACTCAAGAGTAAATCATTTAATAACCATCATCGGTTCGTTAATGGCACAATCAAATCCTAATTGGAAAGCACACGTGGTTGCAGATTGTCCACCTGATGAGATACAGGACGCAATGAAAACCATTGTAGAGTTTTTTAATGATGACAGAATTAAATTAACCATCTTACCTGAGAGACATAATGATTGGGGTCATACACCTCGTCAATATGGATTGGATAATGCAACAGAGGAATGGGTTGTAATGACAGGTGAGGATAACTATTACACCCCTGAGTTTGTAGATATAATGTTAGAGGAAAGTAAGAACCATCACTTTGTTTATTGTGATATGGTCCATAATTGGATTAACAGGGATTACATTCCATTAATATCCAAACTACAATTAGGTAGAATAGATATAGGAAGTTTTATGGTTAAGACCAATATGGGTCAGAAGATTAAATTAAAGAAAGAACACGAGTGGGCTGATTGGTTTTTTGTAGAAGAATTTCAGAAGAAGTATAAGGTTGCAAAGTATAAGAAGGTAAATAAGATATTATATGTCCACAATTGATATAACACCCACAAGAAGACAGTCACAAGCGTGGAGATACCTCACAGATGATAAAACTAATATAGTTTTATTTGGAGGGTCAGCCGGTGGTGGTAAGTCGTGGTTAGGATGTTTATGGATAACAACCCTGTGTTTAAAGTATACAGGTATAAGATGTTTAATAGGACGTTCAGTATTAACACAATTAAAACTAACAACATTAAACACATTGTTTGACCTATTAGGTACTATGGGATTTAAGAGTGGTCAACACTTTAATTTCAATGGTCAGTCAAACGTATTAACATTCTATAACGGTTCAGAGATTATATTCAAGGACCTTGCGTACAATCCATCAGACCCTAACTATGATAGTCTTGGTTCCCTTGAGATTAGTGCAGCATTTATAGATGAAGCGGCACAGATTACATCATTAGCATTCAGTATAGTTAAATCACGTATAAGATATAAATTAAACGAGTATAACCTAACACCAAAGGTATTAATGACCTGTAACCCCTCAAACAATTGGATTAAGAAAGACTTTTACTTACCATTCATACAGGAAAGATTACAACATAACCAAGTATTCATACCATCATTACCGATGGACAACCCACACTTACCAGCATCTTATATTGAGATGTTAAAAGAGTTACCACCACAACAACGTAAAAGATTGTTAGAAGGTGATTGGGATTACTTAGAGGATAGTGATAGTTTATTTAAGTTTGAAGAGATTACCAATTCGGTATTTAAATTTGAACCAAATCCTACTGACAAGAAATATATGACGGTTGACGTTGCACGATTTGGTGATGACAGGTCCGTAGTAATGATTTGGGTGGGTATGGTTCTAATATCTTGTCACATCTATAGGAAAGTATCCACCACAGATTTATCGTCCGAAATTAAGGACTTAATGAGGTTTCACGGTGTACACCCACAACAGGTAATTATAGATAGTGATGGCGTAGGTGGTGGTGTTGCAGACCAAATTAAAGGAACAAACTTTGTAAACAATGCAAGACCATTACACGAACAGAACTTTACAAACCTTAAATCACAATGTTATATAAAACTATCTGAAATGTTTAAGGACGGAAAGATAAGTTTAAACCTATTAGAACCGGCCGTGGTAGAAGACTTAACACAAGAACTACTTGCAATTAAACTAAAGGACGTAGATAAAGATAATAAGGTTGGTGTAATGAGTAAGGATGAGATGAAAAGAATACTTGGTAAGTCACCTGACTTAAGTGATGCACTTATGATGAGAATGTATCAAGAAATAAAAGCAAATAAAACAACGGGTAGATATTCAATATCATTCGTTTAAAATATACATATATATGATAAAATTTAAAATAGACGGACAACCGTACCAAATCCCTGAGTTTATAAACATAGAAGATTATGTTAAGATATTCAAAGTTAAAGACCTATTTGATGAGGACTACTTTGCAGCAAAACTAATTAGTGTTGTATCAGGTGCACCATTAAAAGACTTATTAGATGGAGGATTTGATGAGATTAATTATCTGGCCTCACATATTCTAACCATCATACCTAAACAGGATGAGGTTAAGTTTATTGATAGGTTTGAATTAAATGGTGTGAAGTATGGTTTCTTTCCTAATTGGAGAGACTTAACCTTTGCTGAGTTTGTGGATATGGATACTATCTCAACCAAGAAAACGGATGAGTTATTAGATTTATTACACATACTTGCAGCAATTATGTACAGACCAATTGTAATTGAAAGGGGTGAACACGACTATGACATAGAGATGTATGACGTTAATACAATGAAGAAACGGGCAGAACTATTCAAAAAACAATTAGATGTGAAGTATATACTTGGAGCACAGTTTTTTTTTATCAAGTTCGCAAAGAGATATTCAGGTTATTCCCCGCGGTCTTCGACACTGAAGATTGGGATGTGGGACCAAATAAAGATGATATGGCTAATGTGGAGGATGATATTCAAAATGGGTTCAGTCAAGTCTTTGGGTGGTTTCTTGTCACTAACAAAATCTCTGACAACGACTTTACAAAACACGAATACATCTACAAAAAAAACATCTTAGAGGTACTAAATCAGTTAAACTATTTGGTACAATGGGAAAGAGAACAAGAAAGATTGATGAAAAAGATGCAAAAACAAATTTCATAATACAATACAAATAAATTTATATTTCTTAATAGATGACAAATTATAAACAAATCATACAGGACTTAAGTGGTATGGCGTACTACCATCCACAGATTAACAGTTTCGGTTGCGGTGACATTACACAAATTACAATGGACATTGAGACCGAGAAAGAACCTGTGTATACCAAGATGTATGTAGTCCCTGGCAATGTCAGATTGGATGAAAACAGATTGTTATATGATTTTTCCATTATTATATTAGACCAAATTAATGACGATTACTCAAATCAAAGAGATGTTATGTCTGATACATTGGAAATTGCAAAGGACATTTTTACAATTATATACCAATCATACACCGCTGAGTATGGAGATTTTAGTTTATACTACACTCCTGAATGGGGTCCGAATGTTACACCGTTCTTGGAAAGGTTTGAAACGATACTTGGTGGGTGGACAATGAACATAACATTAGAACAACCATTTGACTATAACATATGTGTCCTACCTATTATGTCAGGATTTACATTACCCGTATCAGTCAATGAAGTTAATTACAAACAGATTATAGAAGATTTAGAAGACTTTGCTAATAACCACGAACAAATTAACAGTTATGGTTATGGTGATATTACACAACTAACAATGGATATTGAAACGGAAAAGGAACCGAGATATACAAGAATGTATGTTATTCCTGGCGATGTAGTTCTTGCACAGAACGAATTAATCACCAACTTTCAAATACTCGTTGTAGACCGACTTAATAATGATTATTCCAATCAAAGGGATGTACTGTCAGATACTTTAGAAATAACTAAAGATATTATGGCTACGTTCTATTTATCAGAATATGAAACTGTCTGGCCATCAAGTGTTGAACCCATATTAGAAGAATATGAAACGATACTATGTGGTTGGGTAATGAATATTCAATTAACACAACCTTTTGATTACAATAGATGTGTTCTACCTGAAAGACCATTCACGCCGGGTAAAAAGTGGTATGAGTTGGCTGAACTGTGGAACGAAATATCAAAAGATTGGAAGAATGTATAAAACTATAAGAATTTATTAATATGGGTCAATTAACTAACCAATTCGTATCACAATCCTATCAAGGTCTATTAAACCTTGCTAATACGAATACAGGATTTACTACTAACTTACAAACCATAACAGATGGTTTGGGTGGAAGTTCTCCATTACAAATATCACAAACACAGGTAAACATATCAGGTGCATTTACCGTTAATGGTTTACCTATACAATCTGTTGATACGGGTTCACTTGTAACCACGTCATCATTTAACGCCTACACAAGTTCAGTTAATATTAAATTGGCTGGTTTAGATGTTGAGACAGGTAGTTTACAAAGTCAGATTAATCAGAAACTTAATACATCAAGTTTTAATGCTTACACAAGTAGTAATGATAGTAAGGTTAACTCACTTATATCTCAAACAGGTTCTTATGTAACCGAGACTGAGAGTGGGTCCTTTATGATTACAGGTAGTGTTGCTGGTGATACTTTAACATTTACAAAAGGTAATGGGTCACAGTTTAGTTTACAGGTTAATACAGGTTCATTACCATCAGGTGTAATATCAGGGTCACAACAAATTGTAGACTTAGGATTTGCAACCACAAGTTCATTAGATACCTTATCAGGTTCTATTGCAACAACAGACTTAGGACAAGATAATAGATTATCTTCAATAGAAGGTAAGACAGGTAGTTATGCTACCACAGGTTCTAATGACTTTGTAGGACAACAAAATATAAATGGTAGTGTAAACATAACAGGTAGTCTAAATGTTACAGGTGAAATTACAGCACTATCAGCATCAATCACATACTTAGAAACAATATATCAAACATCATCTGTTATATTCTCATCAGGTTCAAACATACTTGGTGATGAAGCGGGTGATACACAAACATTATATGGTACAGTAAGATTACCAAACGGACCATTAGTTGTAACAGGTAGTGTAACTTCAACAGGAGGTTTCACAGGTTCTTTACAAGGTACTGCGTCATACGCAACCAATGCATTAAGTAGTTCACACGCAATAAACGCTGACACCGCATCATTTGTTAATAGTGCAGTAACATCATCAATTGCGTTTGACTTAGTTGTTCTTGGTAAGTGTGATAACCCTGGCGGTTTAACAAGAGGTACTATAGTAAGAATTACAGGTGCGGTTGGTGACAATCCATTATTTAACTCAGCAAGTTGGGAAGATGATTTTAACTCAGCAAATACATTAGGTATGTTGAGTGAGAACGTAGCTTATAATGGTTTTGCTAATGTGGTTGTTCAAGGTACTTTAATTGGAATTAACACAAGTGGAATGACCGCTGGTGATATGTTATACTTATCATCTTCGGGACAATATACAACATCATCAGTACCAGCACCATATCACGAAGTAAGATTAGGTCAAGTATTAAGACCACAATTAAATAATGGTTCCGCATATATTTCCATAGATAATGGTTATAATAACTTTATTGGAACAGAAAATATTACAGGTAGTTTAAATGTATCAGGTTCAGCAAACTTTGTTGGAGATGTTAGTTTAAATCTAATTAAACCAAACGACTTTAAACAAAACTTAGTTTTATTAGGAGCTAATAATGCAACCACATCATCAACAAATTTACAAAACTATCTAAATGCAATTACAACATCTTTAGATAATGATGATGTTAATTTTGGATTTATTCCTGGCGGAGCTTTATTAGGACCAACAGGTATTTCAAATGTAACAAGTTCAATTTTTATTAGTGGTTCCAATAACTTTCTAATGAACTTAGGTACTACTTTACCAGCATCATCAGGTAGAAGAAGTGTAATAGGAGGTAATGCAAACTTTGTACAAACAAACATACCAACAATTAACACTTCATCATTAACAATACCACAAACAAATAATAACTATTTAGGAGCGGCTTTATCTTTAACTTTAACAACAGGTTCAAATTTAGGTAATGGCGCACACGCATTTAATAGTAATATATTATTGGGTGGAGGTATAAACTTTAACCATCCATCCGCATCTATAGGTGCAGGTCAAAGTTCAGTGGTTCAATCTAATATAAGTGTTGGTACTGTTCAATCACTTGCATCAGGTTCATTATTAACAACCCAAGCAAATTTTAGTAATAACATTAATGTAAACCCACAATTAAACCTTAGACATATAAGTGGTTCAATTCAAGCTACAAATAATATATTTGGTGGTAATATAATTGATATTAATAACAGATATATTAATACAGGTTCAAATAACTCATTGATTGTATCAGCAAACACATTATTAGGTCAAGGACTTACTATTAATGCCGCAGGTTCACCAGCAACAAACGTTGCAAGACCTTTGGTTGGTAACTTAATTGGTGGACAATCAATTGGTGTATCTCTTGAACAAACAGGAACAGATTTAGCCGGTTTAAGAAATTCTATAGTATATGGATATGGTTTAACTATTACGGGTTCACATTCAGTAGGAAATTTAACACAACAAGGTAGCTCAATATTTGGTAGATGGAATGGTGAAGATAATGGATTAAATGATAGTGCAAGAACAGTATTTGCAATAGGTACAGGTACAGGTGGAAGTAATAGAAGAACAAGTTTATATGTTACTTCAGGTTCATTAGTTGGTGTGAGTGGTTCATTAAATGTTAGTAGAGGAACAAATGTATTTACAGTAACAGGTTCTGCAACAATAGAACACGTGACTGCAGGTCAACCAGCATTAACATTAATTGCACAATCAATATCACAACCGGCACTTACAGTGTCAGGTTCATTAAACGTATCAGGTTCAGGTGACCATTATATTAATGGTAACAGTACAAATATTACAAGTCAATTTAGTGTTAATGGTAACACAAATGTAACAGGTTCATTAAGTGTTTCAGGTTCATCGGCTGACCATAGTATTATCGGTGCCCGTTTATTCTTAACAGCATCATTAAACGCTTCAAGTTCATTTGACCACAATATTGTTGGTTCACAAATTAACATAACAGGTAATACTTCAATGTATGGTAATGGTGATTTTCCTTTAACTGTTTATGGAACTATAAACTCAAAAAGATTACATTTTAATTCAAATCCATTTAATAGTAATCCATCATCTAATTTAGCGGCATTAAGATTGGACGGTACTAACCAAACATTCTATTCTACCAATTATGATTTAGCACAAATCACCACACAATCACAAGTATATCAGACAGTTATTACAGGTAGTAATTTAGTTGAGACAGGATTACAATCAAACAATATGGGTTCTGATTACTCATTAAAATTAATAAATCAATCAGGTACAGGTTCATTACATACTAACGCTAATGTTACTGTAACAGGTTCATTAACTGTGAATGGTAGTACCGTAATAACAGGTTCAGTTCAAGGTAATGTATTACCATTAACGGTAACATCTAATACCGCATCGTTGAATTTAAATAATGGTAACTTCTTTGAGTTAGCGTTAACAGGTTCATCTGATATTAGAATTGAACCATCAAACATCAAGCCAGGTCAAACAATAAACATAAAACTAAATACAACGGGTTCAACAACAACAAGTGTCAGCGGCACCACCAAGTCCTTTCCCATCAGGTTTAACAGTAAACTTATGGCAAGGGAACTATACCGCTGGTTCAACAAGTTGGACTAATGATGCGCCAGGTTCTACTGCGGTTGTAAGTGCAATACCTGTTGGTGGTTACACAAAGAATGCAACAGGTGTGGTATTTTCAGGAACAACAAGAAGTATATTATTTCAAATTAATTCAGATGGTGTTTGGGATAGTAACGCAGGTTATACAATCATAAGTTATATGCACGTTACATCAACAACTAATAAAACATTTTGGGGTAAACAATCAACAAATAGTAATGGTATGGGTGTAGATTTTACAAACAATCCATTAATTATAATGAGAGCGCCAGGTTCAAGTCAACAAATAGCAACAACAAATCTCACTACAAGAGGTTCATTAAAATCATATGGTTTTACTTCAACAGGTAATACTAATGGTCAATATTATTTGGATGGTAGTAGTGTAGCAACAACAGTTAACACAACAACAACAAACTTTTGGAATAACACAAGGAATTTTACATTTGGATATTCATTCCAATGGACTGACCCATCAATACAATGTTATTTAAATAGATTATTAATATTCAATAGAGCATTAACAGGAACAGAAATGTCAGATGTATATACGTATATAAACGCTAATCAATAAAATTATGGAAACAACAGCAACAATAACAGGAACATTAACAGGAGATATTAACGGTGACTTATCCGTTGATTTATCAGGAATAGTATCAGGTTCAATTGAAGGACCATATACTGTAGAAATAAAATTAATACCAATAAGTGGTGAACCATTATTTGGAGAAAAAACAATTAACTAATGGATTTAAGTAAAGTAGCACCTATTATTGAAGAGATTGTAAAAGAAAGTTTATCTGACAAGGTATATCTATACGGTCGTTTTCAAAAAAGTTTAACCAGCCGTGTTGCAACAGGGAATTTAAGAAATTCTATTAAAGCAGTGGTTAAGGGAAACAAACAAGGTCTACAAGTTATACAGGTTCAAGCATTCAATCAACCATTGTCAAATACATACGCATATTGGTTGGCTAATGATAGAAAACCAAATGCCATACAAGAATGGATTAAAAATAAAAAGAGTTTCAGAATTAGAGATTTTAAAACAGGTAAATTTTTACCTAAGAATGAAAAAAATATAAAGAACACAGCATTTGTAGTTGCTCGTTCAATAGGAAGATTTGGTTATCAAAACAAACCAAAGAACTTTGTGGAAATATCTTATGATAAGATATTAAAAGACCAAAGGATAACAACCCTAATGGAAGACGCACTATATGATGATGTACTAAACGCATTAGAAGGTTTATAATATGAGTTTCGGATACCCTACACAATACGCAAATGGACTGAATAGTAGTTCACAATTAAGAAGGTCAACTGATATGATTTATCAAAGAGGTGGTCAGTATGAAGTTATTTTAACAGGTAATACGTATAACGCCTCACTTGAATTACAGGTACAATTGTTTTCTGATGATAGACAAGTTGGTTCAATGTCAATTGTTCCATACGATGTTCAACAATCAGGTGCAACCTATACATATAAGTTTAATATCAGACCATATGATTATTTGTCTAACTATGTTAAGTCAGAACATTATCAATACTATTATGCAAATGATTGGTATTCAACTTGGGAACACATTAACTTGAATAACCCATATCCTAATAAGATTAAGGCGAACATTAAATATCGTTATGCATATTTAGCGTCATCAGGATTTACAACACAATCAGGATATACAGATTATAACCATTATACTCAAATACCAATATGTGCAACCAACACAGGATTTACTGCAAGTGGTTTTACAAACACAGGAAACTATTTTGATTTATTAGGTGGTTCTTTTCAAATGGGTACAGACAAATATCTGTTACCAAACTTTGACCAAGAATTAGGTACTGCGGTTGAGAACAATACAATATTAACATTGGATAGTAATAGAACATTATCGCCAATGTCACAATACTATATTGATTATCCTAACACTCCACAGATGAGTGATAGTTCAAGATTTTTGACTGATGCTCCACGTATACAATCTATACAATCCAACGAAAATTATGTATTATATTATCTAAACGGACTAACAGGCGATAGACAATATATGGAAGCAGATTGGGCTAACTTTAGTTTTTATAATGAAAACAATGAGTTGATAACAAACTTTGAACAACAACTAAATTGGTCAGGTACAACATATGCTACACCTACAACAGGATATACAGATACCTTAAAGATATTTGCATTACCGTGTGGACCTAAAGATATTCAGAGTATATTCAGTAGTTTAAATACAGGTAATGGTAATGTTGCATATTACACCGTACAATTATGTTATGGTCACCCAACATTCTTTGATGATTACACAAGAACAACAGCCGGTGGTATTGGACCATCTTCTGAATTGTTTTATTTCTATATAAACGAAAATTGTAAACCTCAAGACACAAGACTTGTGTTCTTAAATCAAAGAGGTGGATATGACTATTATACATTTACCGCTTATAGACAAGACACAAAAAAGATTACACGTCAGACATTTGACAATAGATATTATAGTACATCACAACAATCACCTGACAGAAATGTGGGTAGAACGGTTAAAACCTTTGATACCAACGTAGATAGAGAGTTTGTATTGGAAAGTGATTGGTTAAATGTATCATATGGTAATTGGTTAGAACAATTATTTATGTCACCACAGGTATACGAAATGTTACCTGATTTTACATCACCATTAGACAGACAAGACAGAATTTATAAAGATTTAAAACCTATACAGGTTTTATCAACAGAGGTAGAGACAATAACAAAAAAACACCAAAAATTAAACAAGTATAGAATAACTTGTAAGTATGCTGACGGCTACTTTGTAAGTAAAGGTTTCTAATATGGCACAACAACAACAGACAGTATTAAGAGTACAAACGAATATACCATCAGGTATTGAATATACAGGTAATACATCCCTATCGGTAATAAATCAAACCAACGTTACTTATGGTGGTAGTGGAACAGAAACATCACCAATCACAGGTACAACAACTGGCTCAGGTTTTAGTAGTAGTGATGATTGGAATATTTTTATGAGAGTATCAGGTGGTACAGGTACATTCTATTACAATGTAAATATGTCACCCTATACAGGTAATAATAGTGATTTATTTTTATTTTACGGAATTAGATTTGTTGTATCAAAACCCGATGGAACTATACAAGGTATGGGTGGATTTGACGAATATGGTGTATCAGATTTAATTGGTAGTTTTAAAGTTTATGATGGTGACAGAATATATGTGGATGCAGGATTATCAATTCCAACAGGTGCAACAATGTCTTATTATGTTTTACCTGACAACACAACAAGTTTTAGTGAAGTATTAAGTTATGATACTTTAGATTTATATACAGATATTCCATTAAAGTTAAACAAATCATTTGCAGAGTTACAGGACATTGGTAAAAGAAACTCAGATTATTCTGTAGGTTTATCCTTGCCAGGTTCTAAAAAGAACAACGCGTTCTTTGAGAACTACTATAATGTAGATACAAACTCATTATACTTTGATGTAACAAGACGTGTTAACATTGATGTATTATTGAATGATGAAAACTATTTTACGGGTTATATGAGGTTAAATAAGGTGTCAGTACTTAACTCTAAGGTTGAGTATGATGTAACCTTATATTCAACCGTAGCGGACCTATATGGTCAAATGGGTAACAACCTATTGAAGGACCTTGATTACAATGATATGGATTGGCACTTCAATCACTATTTCAACGTTTATAATACTACAGCATCTTGGTATCAAAATACATTACAGAATGGTAGAATTATACCATCACTTTTTATGTACCCTGTTGTACACAATGGTTATGAATATACAGGTGATACAGTTAACTTAAGTGGTAGTACCGTTGCAAGTCAAACAAGATTATATACATCAACAAATCAAATTGGTACATACGCTACTTACGCCGCCTATGTTGCTGCAAATGGTACGAGTGCTGATTATAGAATTAACTCACCGTTAAATCCAATATTAGACAATCAGTTAAAACCGGCACTTAATATGTACGCCTTGATTAACTTGATGTTTAAAAACTATGGATATACAATTAAATCAAATTTCTTTGAGACACCTTGGTTTAAGTTATTGTATATGTATGGTTACTATTCATTTGATGGTACTAAGTTCGGTTATAAAACCCCTGTACCACAAACATTACCTTTAGAAGGTGTGGATGTGTTAGTACAAGAAAGTTATGTAGATACTACTCAAATTTGTTTGGGTTCACCAAATATTAGAACAGATAGAACTTATACAATTTATGTAGTTAAAAAAGGTACAGGTATACCTGCATTATGTTCTGACCAAATTAATATAGGGTTTGATTTTGAATTACAACCTTGTTATGGTGGACCTAACTCTCCATATATTGTGTCATTAACAATACCACCAAATACAACAGGAACAACATATAGTTGGGTAAGTAATCAATTCGTAGATTGTGGTGGTGGAAGTTGTGTTATTGAGATTATCTTTAACTATGGTTTTAATGCATCAGTATCTGATGTGGGATTATCTTCAGCACCGCTTGCATATACACCCGCAGCACCTAATACAAATGTAACATTTACAGAAAACACATATGTGGATTTTAGTTTAGTTATAGATACAAACATTAAACAGATTGATATACTTAGTTCAATTGCTAAGAAATTTAACCTTGTTATTGTTCCTGACCCTGATGTTCCAAATCAGATGATTATAGAACCGTATGACTATTATATTGGTAGTGGTGCAATATATGATTGGACAGACAAGTTATCGTTTGATAAAGGATTTACGGTACAACCGGCACTTAACTTTATTGAGAGTGAATTAATCCTTACAGACCAAGAAGATGGTGATGAGGCAAACAAAACATTTAAAGATAGAAACAAATTAATATACGGAGAGAATAGAGTTTATAACCAAGATTAATGTTTAACCTTGGAAACTTATCACCGTTCTTAGATACAGTTGGTGAGAGTTTTAACTTTGGTAGTGCGTTTAGGATTAATAATATGTTCTTTAGAATACAACCATCAACGGGTGTAAATCCTGGCGGGCCAGGTCCTGATGGTAATACCTATGCATTAGGTTCATTGGTTAATACCGTTGTATCACACACAATGCCATATGGTAACCCTGATAGTAATAAGATTAATAACGATAGTATATGTATTCTATTTAACTCACAGGAACCTGATGACATTGGTTTAGGTATACCTACTTTCAATGCGTATACCGACCAAGATATATATGATTTATTTTATTCAAATAGAGTAAATAACTTATATGATAAGAACACAAGATTTTTATCAGGTCAATTTAATTTAAAACTATCTGATGTTAAAAATCTTAAACCAAATGATTTAATTAAGATACAAGAACAATATTTCTATGTTAATAAGTTAGAAGGTTTTGATTTGACAAATCCTGAACTTACAATGGTTGAATTGGTACAAACTAATAGTAATGTTAGACCACAACCATATCCAACAAGATACTTTAAGTATGTGTATTGTAATGAATTAGGTAATAAAGTTTATAAGTTTAGAACATACTTTAATCCTGAAGAAAATACAATAGGTGTTGTTTATTCTTTCAATGGTGAAGAACCTAATTCAATAAGAAGAACATATTACTATTGGTCTATATTTTATGACTATATGGTTGGAGCATTGGGTGGTAGTGTAAGTGGAATTACATCGTCTTATACAGATGCAGGATTTGGTACTACTTGGTATTATACAATGACTGAGATTACTGAAGAAGAATATAATGACCCAACTTATTTATTTTGGAATGAGGATGATAATAGATTATTATTTATTGATAATGTAAGTTTATCACCAAGTATGAGTGAATATGAAAATGCTCAGAACATATGGTGTCAATCTAATCAATTTGGTATAAATAAAGCGTTCTTCAATGCGGCCGTAGATTGTGGAACCTTTGCAGGTTATGCTGCGGCTAATGGTGTAACATTGTCACCAGCACCTAACGCAACACCTGTGTCACCATATACAACAGGGACAACTTTAAACATAACTGATACAGGTTGGATTAAGTATGACACAGCATCAGGTACAGTATACACTTACTTTGGAAGTTTAGGTGTACAAACAATACCTGATTGTGCTGATTGTACAACAATAAGATTTGCATATCCATTTGCTGACTTAGCGAATTGGAACAATGTAGTTTGCGGTAGTCCGTGTTAAATAAATTTAAATAAAATATATACATATATATGAGAGGTTCAGTTTTAATAGCATACGAAGAAGGAAGACAAACTTTTGGTAATCCTTTATACGAAATAAAAATAAATGGTACAGACACAAGAGATTATCAATGGTCTGAGGCTAATAGTCTTTATAGCACATATATCTTTTCAGGTAATACATTATCAGCATCTGTACAAAATGCAGGTTATGGTCAAATACCGTACATAAATGTATTTTTAATCGAATATACCAATGATGATGTTAATGGTGATGGTGGTCTTAAAACAACACAATTAACAGGTGTAACAGGAAATAATCAATTTGGATATTTAAATGTAAATAATATACCAATTAACCCAAGTGCAAACTGTTATGATTTTATTGTTGTAGTTAGTATGGGTGTAACACAAGGATGTGCACCATTTGGTTCATTAACAGGTTTAACAGGTAGTGGTTTTCTTTATACAACAACTTCTGAAATTAAAACTAAATCTGTTGGTGTAACAGTAGCCGATGATGGTGATGTATATGTTGGTGTCTTTTCACAATTTACAAATACAGGATATATCGGAAGCGTTGGTGGAACAACTCAAATTGGTCCTGTTTTAAAAATAGATAGATATTACACACAACCCGATAGTACATTTAACAGTAAGTTGGCATTAGGTACAAGTATTTTTGTTAACGATATTGAATTACAAAATGATGGAAAGGTATTAGTTGGTAATGGTGTAACAGGTTCAACGGGTAATGCTTTAAGTAGATTAAATACCGATGGTACATTAGATGGTACTTTTACAAGGTATACTTTTGAGAGTTTTCTTGGTGGTAGTGAAATGGTTCAAGATGTTGTACAACAAAGTGATGGTAAGATTATCGTGTCAGGAATTTTTCAAAGAGTTAATAGTCTTGAATATAATTTTTATATTAGATTTAATTATGATGGTACAATAGATAACACTTATTATTCGGGTGGTACAGGAAGTGGATTTAGTGGACAAGTTAGTTGTCAAATTGATTTACAAGATAGAACATATTTTTTTGGAACAGGTAATAACACTTTTCAAGGTTCAACATTTGGATGTATATTAAGATTAACACAAAACGGACAATTAGATACAACATTTAACGGTACAGGTCGTGGAGGTTTTACAAGAACAAGTGCAACTGTTTTAGTTAATAACATATTAATACAATCAGATGGTAAAATATTATGTATTGGTCTGTTTGATAGATATAATGGACAACCTTGTTCACAAAACATTGCAAGGTTAAATAACGATGGTACATTGGATACAACATTCAATCCTAACGGTTTAGGGTTATCATCATTATCTCCGGCGTATTTGACTTTTACAACAGAAACATTAAACGAAGATGAAAACAAATATTTAATCGTTGGTCAATGGTCAGGTGCAACATATAATGGTGTGTCAATACCAAACGACATTTTCTTTTTAAATACTGATGGTAGTTTGGGTAATAACACAAATTTAGGTACAGGTATAGTAGGAACACCACAGACCTGTAAACTATTACCAAATGGTAGTTATCTTATTACAGGTCAAATAACAGGTTTCAACGGTACATCAATAACTAACGGAGGATTTTTACAAATAAGTTCAACGGGTCAATTACAAAACTGTTAATAGAAAAAATTATATTTAATAATATGAGTAAGAAATATATAGGTCAGATAGACAATGACAGTTTCGTATTCCCAAATAATAGGGTAGCGGAATATGATGTAGAAATTATACACGATATAAATGATAATTGTGTTAGTGGTCAGGTAATTGCTTTTTCAGCAACAACCGTATCTTCTACAGGTATGACCGTTAGTTTTGATTATATATGGGATTTAAATGGTGCAACACCATATGAAAGAAATAGTGGTGCGGTATCTGTTTTAAGTCTACATATGATGGGACCGACCCAAAATTACTATAAACCATTCTTATGTGTTGGTAGATTTGTTTTTAATAACATACCAATTACTCGTATTGAGAGTGGGGTTACGCCGGGTTTTAGTAGATTAAGTTTTGTATTGACACCATCAATGATTGGTGTTCCGTCATTTACAAATGGTACATATTACTTTGAGGTTAAGTTTATTGGTGAGAGATGTGTATTCCCTGTTTGTTTTTCACAACAAATTAGTGCAATACCAACACCAACACCTACACCTACACCTACAGCAACAAGTACACCGACACCAACACCTACAAGTACACCAACCCCTACACCAACGGTATCAGTATGTTGTGTATCAGGTGGAACACTTAATGTTACAGATACAGGATATATTAGATGGACATTATGTAATGGTGATGATGTAGATACATTCTTATCTTCAACAGGTACATATACAATTACTTCTTGTATTCAAGATGGTTCAATTAGAAGTGCGTTTCCTTTGGCTGATTTAGCGGCGTGGACAGTACTTACTACAGGTACAACTTGTGGTGGAATTTGTGGACCTACACCAACCCCAACTGCAACACCTACAAGTACACCAACACCGACCCCAACAAGTACACCTACAGCAACACCATCTAATCCTTGTTATTGTTTCCCAATTGTAGTAACAGGTAGTACATTACCTCCACCTGAAGGTGGAACAATTGCAACACTTCAATATAATGATTGTGACGGTGTATTAACTGCAAGAGCATTTAGTGTTGGGCCAGGTACATATTATCAGTGTATACAAGTTATTAGTAGTGTAGTTCAATATGACCCAATTGGAACAACGGGTATTGACCAATCTTATTTAACATTAACATATTTAACAGGTAACTGTAATACGGGATATGATTGTTCAGGATACGTACCATCGGGTTCAACACCTACACCTACACCAACAAGTACACCAACAAGTACACCTACACCGACACCAACGTCTACACCTGTAGGTCCAACAGCAACACCTACACCGACACCTACACCAACAATTGCACCTGAAGTATATTCGTTTACAGGATGTGGTTATGGTAATTCAGTGGCAAATGCTTGTAATGATGCTAGTATAAATAATAGAACATTATATTCTGATTGTACTACAGGTACATTTGGTATTGGGTGTTTTGTTTATACTGACACATTCCCTAACGCATTGACAGGTTGGGAAGTTGTATTTATGAATGGTGCGAATTGGGACTTAAACACATCAACAGGTCAAGTAACGGCATTATCATCAACACAATGTTAAAAATATGAATATAGAAATAAATAACAAACCTGTTAAGGTTAAAAAAGTAAAACTAAAGAAACCTGAATTAATAGTTCCTGACTTTAGTTCCATTAATAAATTAAAAGGTAATAAACCTTTATTGGAACATTCGTTTCAAGTTATAAGATATGGTTATTTAAACCTAATTTAATATGGCTAAAAAAGTAGAAGTAGAAGTAGACGTTGATGTAGAACCATCAATTAAAGCGTTAAAAGAGTTAAAGAAACAACTTAAAGAAACCGCAGCCGGTTCTGAGGAATTTAACAAAATATCCAAAAAGATTAAGGATGTTGAAGATGCGTTAGAAGAAAGTAAAGCGGGTGCAAGAGGTTTCGTTGACCAATTAGAGGCTGCGCCAGGACCTGTAGGTTCATTAGCAAGAGGGTTTAGACAATTAGAAATTAGTACCAAGTCATTTGGTATGGCACTCAAAGCAACAGGTATTGGTTTATTGGTTGCCGCTGTAGGTGGTATTGCCGCTGCATTCTCACAAGTAGAAGGTGCCGGTAAGAAACTTGAACCGTTAATGATTGGATTGGAAAAAATCTTTGGTGGTATTGTGGAAGTATTCACACCATTATTAGATGCGTTCCTTGAGATGGCATTAACTGCATTACCATATATCACAAAAGGTATTGGTATATTCTATTCTTCTTTAGTGGGTTTATTTACCTTAATTAAGGAAGTTGGAACGGGTGCAGGTAAAATACTGAAAGGTATATTCACGTTAGATTTTGATAGTTTAAAAGAAGGATATGACCAATTGGCTGGTTCGTGGGATAAGACGGTAAAATCATTTACAGATAGTATGGGTCGTTATGACGCTGGTACTAAGAAGATGACCAAGACTGAAAAGGAAAACCTTAAAGAAAGGGAAGACGCAAGAAAGGCTGCACTTGAAAAGAGATTGAAAGAGATGGATACTCAGGATAAGTTAGATGCGGTTCGTCTTGAAAAGATGAAACAAGAAGCATTAAACCTTGCTGAGACAGAACAAGAAAAGTTAGATATAGAAAAGAAATTCTTTGAGTTATCCTATAAAGCAAGATTAAAAGACCTTGAGGATAAACAAAAATTATACAAGAAGGATAGTGAAGAATTTAAAGCACTACAAATTACCAAGGAAGAATTAGAGAATGAAAATATCATCAAGACAAGAGAGTTTGGTGAGAAACAAAAAGAATTAAATACAAAGAAGAATAAAGAACTTCTTGATGAAGAGGTTGCAGCACTTAACCTAAAGAAGGCTAAGGGTGAGATTAAAGAGACAGAATATCAAGAAAGTTTATATAATATAAATAAAAAGTATCTTACTGATAAGAAAGATATTGCACAAAACGAATTACAGTACCAACAATATCTAAGTGAACAAAGAAAGAAATTAGCGGCTGATGATAGAGCAACCATCAACCTAAATCTTCAAAATCAGATTGATAGTATAGATAGATTAAACGAATTACAAGAATTTGACTTTGCTGAGGATTTAAGAAGGTTACAAGAAAAGAAGGTATTATTAGAAGAACAAGAAAAGAATGAACTTGCAAACACAGAATTAACTGAGTTTCAAAAGAATGAAATTAGGACCAAGTACTCTAAAATGAGAACTGACCTGATTACAAAAGAGGTTGCAACTGAGAGAGCGGCTACGGAGGCAAAGTTCCAAGTTCAATTGGCATACGCACAAGCGTTTCAAGGTCTTGGTTCACTATTCCAAGATATTGCGGGTGAGAATAAAAAACTTGCAATATTAGGTATTGTTATTGAAAAGGCTGCAGCACTTGCATCTATTGCGATTAACGCTAAGAAAAACTTTATTAAAGATGGTGGTATCAAATCACCATTAGCGTGGGCTAACTTAGCGGTAGCGGGTGTATCTGCGGCAGCGGTAGTTGTTGCGGCGGTAAAAGGTATTCAATCAATTAATCAAGCATCAGAAGGTGGTAGTGGTGGTTCAGAAGGTGCTGCACCGGCACCTAATTCAGCAGAAGCATTAGGTAGAAACTATGAGAAAGGTGGTCTATTAAAAGGACCAAGACACGCTCAAGGTGGAATGATGATTGAGGCTGAAGGTGGTGAAGCGGTAATGACAAGAGGTGCGGTAACAATGTTCCAACCTCTATTATCAGCAATGAACCAAATGGGTGGTGGTACATCATTCGGTAATCAGTTATTTATTAGACCTGATGCTGCAAATGTATCTAAACCACAACAAGAACAATCACCTGTAATAATGAAAACATATGTTGTATCAAATGAATTAACATCTGAACAAGAAAAACTGGCAAGATTAAAAGACTTGTCTACATTATAATATGGCTAAAAGTAAATCACAATCAAGTAATAAAATATCATTTGGTAAACGTAAATCACAACCAAATGGTCAAAAGTCATTCGGTCCTAAGTCACAGAAACCCAAGAAGTATCGTGGCCAAGGTAGATAAATTTATATTTAATAATATGAAGAAAGATAAAGTATATGAATTAAGAATTGACGAAGAGGATGAAATATCAGGAATTGATAGTATATCCCTCGTTGATGAACCAGCCATTGAGGTAAATTGGGTAGCATTTAATAAACATAAACATTCAGCAACTGAAGAGTGTTTCCATATCCCTGATGGTGAAGATAGTAAGTATCTTGAACTATTATATACAAAGGGAAAACCTGAACAGGAATTATTGGATGGTGGTTATGAATTAGTATCCATTGAAGTTAATGGTCAGGAAAGTTTTTTTAATGCACCTAAACCAAATGCACCGTCATTTGTGGATGAGGATAGTGAATATCTTATTCGTTACAAATACATCTTAGACCCAAGAATTAAACAAGCACCAATCATTGCAACCACAAGAGATTTTTGTTCTGATTTATTGAACAAGAACTTTGTATGGAGAGTAGAAGATATGGATGACCTTAGAAACGACTTTGGTCAATCGGCAATGGTTTGGAGAGGTGGTTTTAATTGCAGACACAGATGGGCCAAACTTAAATATAAAAAGAATACAACAATTATAAACAAAGGGTCAATAACGACTGGCCGTGTTGCAACTGAAGATTATGGTGACCTATTAGGTTATCCACAACCTGATACAGTTACAGAAAAAACATTAGGTAATCCATCACCATCAACAAAGAAGAACTTAGGTTTATCTAAAACCATCATACGTTGACCAAGTATCAGGAAAGACAATAGAAAAATCTATTGCGTTTGAAAGTTATACGGATTATCCTGAGAGTGCAAGAAACGCAGCAAAGAGAGCATTAGATTGGGCTGAGAAAAATGGATGGGGTTCTTGTGGAACACCTGTGGGTAAAGCTCGTGCAAATCAACTTGCTAAGGGTGAAGCCATCTCAGAAGAAACTATATCAAGAATGGCATCATTCGCAAGACATTTACAACATAAAGATGTTCCATACTCAGAAGGGTGTGGAGGTTTAATGGTAGATGCTTGGGGTGGACAAGCCGGTATTGAATGGGCACAAAACAAATTGGAAGAGATTAACAAAACCAATATGTCCAAACAGAAGTTCCAAACTGATGACGAAAAGAAAATGGTTGTAGGACCAGCAATGATACCTGACTTAAAGATATTCCGTAGAGACCCATTTGGTAATCCTTACTATGTATTCTTTAGTGCTGACACAATCAAGATGATTGCTGAAAAGTATATGAGGAATAAGTACATTGACAACAATGATGAGAACCATAATGGTAAAGCGGTGGAAGATGTGTACGTTGTTGAGAGTTGGATTAAAGAAGATAAAGAAGATAAATCAAACAAATATGGTTATGGTGACTTACCTGTAGGTACTTGGTTTGTATCAATGAAGGTACGTAATGACCAAGTATGGAAGAAGGTAAAGAACGGAGAATTGAAAGGATTTAGTGTTTCAGGGTTCTTTGAAGAGATTGCTGACTTTGCAAGAGAACAGATGTTCTTACAACAAGTGGCTGATATATTGAAGAATGTAAAATAACGTTTGGGAATATATATAAAAATTTATATTTAATAATAAGAAGAATAAACAAAACAATTTAAGATTATGTCAAAAAATCCAAAAACAGCAATCCAAGAGATTAAAAAATTGATGGTACAGTTTGGTTTTATGGATGAACCTACATTAAAGTCTTTTAAAACAGAAGATAATACAATAGTTGAAACACCCGATATGAAAGTCGGTGAGAAGATTACGAAGATTAACGATATGTTTGAAAGAGTGGCTTTAGATAATGGTTCATACAAATTAGTTGAAAACTTTGAAATAGAAGTTGTAGACGGTGAAATTAAAACTGTAAAAGAGATTTTCGTTGATGCTAAGTTGGTTGACGGTACACAGATTAAAGTTGAAGGTGACAGTTTGATGGAAGGTGCTAAAGTTGTTGTAGTAATGGCCGATGGAGAGGTTCCTGCACCTGATGGTGTTCACGAACTTGAAGACGGCACCAAGGTTGAAACCAAGGAAGGTGTTATTGCAAGAATTGAAGAAAAAGTAGAACCTGAAGTTGAAATTGAACTTGCAGACGAAATGGTAGAGGGACCAAAAGGTTCTGAAGCTGAGATTAGTGTTCCTGACCCAATGGCAGAATTTATGGCTTTAGTTAAAGATATGATGGAAAAAATATCTGAGAAAATGAAAGCTATGGAAGATAAAGTACAAACTATGAATGCAGACTTTGAAGCATTCAAGAAAGAACCAGCAGGTAAGAAAATATCTGATGGTAAAACAGACTTTAATAAACAATCAAGTTCTGATGATGTAATTGCAGAAAGATTAGCAGCAATTGCAGCAATGAGAAAAAAATAAAATTAAAAATTAAAAAAATAAAAAAATGAAAATTTTAAAGAAAGAAAACTTTTCGTATGACGTGTCTACAATTGGTTCATATGTTGACCAAGTAGGTGGTGAGTTGTTATCAAAAGCACTTATTGGTGCTACAACCCCTAAATACGTAAACGTGAGATTAGGTATCAAGGGAACACAAGCATTGAACCTATTAAACTCTAACATCGTGTTCCAAGCAGGTGAATGTGGATGGGACCCACCAACAGGTACTACTACCACTTACACACAAAGAAACATTACAACTTGTGCTGAGAAATATAACGAAGCATTATGTTACCAAGACTTATTTGACACTTATCAATCAATGTTGATGAAGCCAGGTCAAACTCAAGAAACTGTTCCATTTGAACAACAAATCGCTGATTTGAAAGTTAAACAAATCCAACAAAGAATTGAACAAAAATTATGGCAAGCGACAACAGGTGGTGGTGATTGTTTCAATGGTTTCAAAGCGTTAATCGTTACAGGAACTACAGGTGTAGGTAACTCAAGTGGTACTACATTTTCTAACTCAGTTGCATACGGTACCGCAGGTAACCCTATCACTGAAGTAGATAACTTAATCAACGCATTATCTGATGACGCAATGTCTCGTGATGACTTAAGAGTGTTTATGTCTTATGCTAACTTCCGTGTTTATGTACAGGCGTTAACTAAAGCAAACTTCTTCAGTAACTACATTGGTTCTTCTGAAATTACAGGTAATATGGAAGCTGTTCACCCTAACACAAATGTTAAGGTAATCCCTACAATCGGATTGAACGGTTCTAACAAAGTTGTAATCGGACCAGCAGAATATTTCGTAGTAGGTTTTGACTTATTGTCTGACCACGAGAAATTAGTAATTTGGTACTCTAAAGATTATGATGAGTTACGTTTGAGAGCAAACTACAACTACGGTGCACAAATCGCATTGTTCGGTTCAACAGTTTACTTCGCAACTAACAACCTTGCATAATTGTTCTAAAATAGATAAAAAAACTGTGGGGTGAAAGTCCCCACACATTTTAATAAACAGAAAAACAAATAATATAAAATAATATGAGTTGTTATATATCAAGCGGAGTGGCTTTAGGTTGTTCAGATGGTATCGGTGGTATTAAGACTATCTATGTTCTTGGTGCTACAGGTTCTACAACACCCGATGTTTCATCCGTATCAATATCAGGCTCTACGGGTCCTATTACAGGTATCACAGGAGCAGGTACTTGGTTCCAATTTGAATTGAAACGTAACACTTCTTCATTGTCACAGAACGTAACCAAATCTTTTGAGAATGGTACAATCTACTTTGAGCAAGTATTAACTGCGGTTCTTTACAAATATGACCAAGACAAACGTAATCAATTGAAATTGTTATCACAAAACGACGCTATTCAAATTATTGCTGTTGACCAAAATGATGTACAATACTATTTAGGACAAGTAAATGGTATGTATCTATCAGGTGGTAGTGCAGCAACAGGTGTAGCGTTAGGTGATAGAAACGGTTTTGAATTGATTTTCACAGGTCAAGAACCACAACCAGCAAACGTAATTTCAGGTGTATTATCATCTATCTTTACTGCGGGTGGTTTCAATGACTAAGACAGGGAAAAAGTAGGTCTGTTGTGGACTGAATTTCTATATCTCTATTCTATAAAGAGGGGCGTGAGCCCCTTTTTTATTATTTCCCATTTCAATTTGGGAATTTTTATATTTAATTATATAGAGTAAAATTATGTTAATATTACAAAAAGGACAACAAAACGAATTGGTTTTAAATATCAATAACAATTCAAGGGCCGACTTTTCGGGCTATACTCTTACTTTTACACATACTCTATCACAGGAAGTAAAATCGTACACTATTAGTACATCCAACCCTGCAGAGTTTGGTGAGAATATAAGATACTGTGAGATTGTTTTGAATTTACAATTACCTGGCCAAGACTTAAATTATGAGGGTCAATATCAATTACAAATATTTGGTAATGGTACTACTTTAGTTTATACAGGTCTTGCAAGATTAGATGGTACTTCAGAAAATAACACAATTATTTCATACGTTTCTAATAACGAAGAAAATGAAAATTACATATATATACAAGATTAATTATGAGTGAAATACAAAAATACCAATTAGGTAAAATCAACTTTACACAAGAACCGTTACTTCCTATATTCAGTGAAGTATTCAATCGTTATCCTTGGGTATGGTATGGTGAGAACAACTTGATGCCACAGTATCTAATTAGTAGATACAACAACTGTGCAATACATAAAGCGGTGGTAATCTCAAAGAGAGAACAAATAATGGGTGATGGTCTTGTATCATTAAACAACCCAATGGCTACAGTCAACCTTGTTAACAAGAGTGAGAACGTATCTGATGTAATGAAAAAATGTGCATTGGATTTAATTTTATTTGGAGGTTATGCATTGAATGTAATATGGTCAAGAGACAGAAAGAACATTGCAGAGATTTATCACTTAGACTTTAGTAGAGTTAGATGTGGTAAGTTGAATGATGATGATGAAATTGAAAAGTATTATTATTCACCTGATTGGTCTAATATAAGAAAATATGTACCACAAGAATATGATGCATTTAATCAAGAAGATGGTGGACCATCACAGATATATTATTATAAACAATATCAACCAAGCAATAGTTACTATCCTCAGCCTGATTATAGTGGCGGTCTTGCTGCAATTGAGATTGATGTAAATATAAAAGAGTTTCACGCAAACAACCTAAAGAATGGTATGATGCCATCTTTATGGATTAATATGAACAATGGTATTCCTGGCGAGGAAGAACAAAGATTGGTTACAAGAGCATTGGAAAGTCAGTTTACATCTGTAAACAATGCGGGTAGACCAATTATATCATTTAACGAAAGTAAAGAACTATCCCCTGAAATTACACAAATACAAACATCTGCAAATGATGGTTACTATGCAGCAATCTATGATGACATTGTACGTACTATATTGTCCTCTCACAGGGTTTCTTCAGGTGAACTATATGGTATATCCACCGCAGGTAAATTAGGGTCAAGAAACGAAATTGTGGACCATTCTGAGTACTTTAGAAAGATGGTTATCCAACCATACCAAAAAGAACTATTGGGATGTTTTGACAAGTTAATGTCAATGAAGTTTGAAAAACCAACATCATTTGAAATTAAACCATTGTCAATTTATCTAACGGGTGACGTTACAGATAATCCAGCGGTGATTGACAAACCTGTTACACCTGTTGAAGCGGAAAGTGAAAAGATGGTTATCAACGAAAACATCAAAGGTTTAAAAGGTCGTGAGTACCAAAACCTAATGAGAATTGTTCGTGAATACAATAAAGGAAAAATTTCAAGACAACAAGCAGCACAAATGTTAATGGCCGGTTATGGTCTAACAGAAGAAGAATGTTTTGTTTGGTTGGGAGAAGATGAAGAAAACGATTAATTAAAACTATGGCTAACAAATTATTAATATCAGAAAACAAATTAAAGTCATTTACCAATATCAATAAGAATGTTGATATTGATGCAATCAGAGCCGAGATTGGAATTGCACAAGACATTCATCTACAACCGTTATTGGGAACAAAGTTTTATGACCATTTATTGGACCAAATT